GATGCCTTCCGGCAGTGTATGACTCAAAATCGCTGGGCGCCCACCCTACCCTCTCTTGGAGGGCGATGGGCGCCCAAGGTTAACCTCGGTGAGTCGAACACCGAGAACCCGGGTCTTAAGGACCCGGGAACGTACAACTTTAAACTAAAGTTGTACTACCTGGCACTGCACAGCAGTCCCAGCATGTTCATCCGAAGGGTGAGCATGGAGTGGTGGAAAACCCGCTCACGCGACACGAGATTACTCTCAGGTCGTGAAGGTCAGACGAAAAGGTCTGCACCCTACCTGGTTAATTTGGACCGGGCTAACAGGTATGATTACCTATTATCAGGGTTAGGTAAACTAACCATGTCCCTCAACTTCCAGAGAAAGCTGAGTGAGGCGTGTAATGAACACAGCCTATCGACCATCCAAAGATGGTGGAACACCACCGATGGGGTGGTACTACCACTAATACTAGGGGTAGAGGAACCTCCATATGAGGAGATTGATAAGCTCTGCAAGTGGAGCTTGGAGAACTGTGCGAACAACTACGCACATTTTATTAAGCGTCTCAAGACTCTTAAGAAGCGACTCCGAAAGGGGTGGGCTATCCAGGACGAAAGTCTTGGAAGTGAACTGACTGATCTCAGTCCGTACAGGAAGTACTTTTACAAGTACATGCCAGAGGCAGGCCCGCATGAGCAAGCCCGCCATGTCCTTCTATGGACACAAGCGAGAGCAACAGGCCTCGCCGACTCCGTAATGCTAAAGGAGTCACTCAATAAGGCAGAAAAAACCTTATCGGAGGTCCCATGTATGGGACAGAAGCCTGGAGAACCCAGGCCTAGAATCGGTCCTCAAACCGATAGAACGGACCCTCCAGAACTCGAGGGTCCGATCCTAGACACTATATTTAGTGCACAGAAGATACGTGGCAAAACTGCTCACATATCCGGGGGCCCAAAGGGGTGCCTCGAGTCCACACAACAAAATGGTGGACAGACAGCTTATATACATCAGCTGGCGCAGAAGAAGGTTCTGCACAGGGTCTTCAATTTTGAAGACCTAACTTCTGAGGAAATAGAACCCCAGAGGATCGGGACATCAAATCATCTCCTGTCCTGGGCTGTACAAACAGCTCTCGAGAAACCAACCTTAACAAGGATGGTTAGGCTCCATGGTGTACTGGAGCCATCAAAGGCGAGAACAATAACGGTCGCCTCGATAGCCTATCAAATTATAATGGGCGTCATAGCTAGGTTGCTACAACCTGCTATAGTTGGGCCAGATACCCAAACTGGGTTACATGCAACGCGTAACCTTTGGGCCTTTTTATATAAAGACCTCAACCCCACAGACGTTCTGTGGGGAAAAGTCCTAGAATCTGGCACTGAACCCCAAGTGCTTGGGGTAACATGTGACCTAGAAGAGGCCACAGATTTCGGGGCACCTTGGTTTGCCCGACAAATTCTGGCACACATCGGTACCAGAGTGAAGCATATCAAAGGCTTCCCGCTAGGTTTGTTCAACCTGGCAAAGACACTGTTCTTAAGTGACAGATACGTACTTCGGAATGAATCCGGAGGTTGGCGATTCTTCGTGAAACGCAGAGGCTGGCTCATGGGAGACAGACTCACCAAAGTCGTATTGACTTTAGCGCACGACTATGTCGTGAAAATCTCCCTAACGTGGGGGAGGTTAAATGGTGATGATTTCACCACACTGACCCGGAACAGGTCAGCGGCTGAGCTCTATAAAAAAGAGCTTATAGACCACGGATTTAAGGTATCCGAGGATGACTGGTACATATCCAGTAAGTTCCTCTTCTACTGTGAAGAGGGAGCGCTCGTGCCACAAAGTGCACATGACCTACCAGCAGTAAAGCTGAGAAGGAAAGAGGACTCCATCTATGTGGATTATCCGAGGATTAGATTACTAATCCATACAACACCTGAAACCCAGGCGTACAGTCAGACAGATATTGGTCGGACAACGCTCCTCGGGAAGGAGTCAAGATGGGTCTATCAAAATAGCCCCAAGGGAGCCGCTCTATTTGAAAGAGCAACCCTAATTCAGAAGCTACTGCTTCCACAATCGGCAGACACGAACTGTCCGTTCACACCAGTAGAAATTGGTGGTGATGGGTCATTCATAAATGATCCAGTGTTCCTGTACCATGTGTATAGGAAGAAGGCTCTGAATCCATCAGAGACTGTCTATCGAATTGAATCGATAATGGAAGGAAAATGGGCCTTCCGACTGGTTAGGTCAGTTAACCAGGACCAAGTGCTACATAAATATCACTTGATGGCGCCGAAAGAAGGGGCACTCAAGGAGGCATTACCGAAAGATGCAATCCTAGAGGGTAATATGGACTTACTCTCATCTCTTAACAACCCATTGTTAGAGAGGCCTGAGAAAACAATGTTCAGGTTATTCCGGTGGTACTACTGGAAACAGCTCCTCAGCGGAAAGGAGCTCCCCGAGATGAACTTCTCGGTTGATCGCTCCTATTATGAACCTAGGAGTAGAGAGCTTACACAGAGTGAAGTAAGCACATTCCTCGACCATTGGAGGGAGTACGGATTCGAATGGAAGAACTCGTACGACTACCTTGTAATTAGAGATAAGGTAAGGACCCTAGATCATGCCAGTCTAGGGTGGGAATTCAATGAACCCACTGAATACTCATTCCCCACATCACAGGGGATTGCAGATCGTCTTATAGACGGTTCTACCATGGGATTCAATTCCATGGAGGACTTCCTACAATATATGAGGGAAGGCACATACCCTGAATGGGTAAGGGAAAGAATCCACTTATGGGTGGATAGTGACGCATACCTCAAAAGTGAGGTGGCAAGGTGGGAAACACCCCCACCTGTGACAATCCTAGTAAGTAGGGATGTCAAGCTTGCGGGGGAGTTATCCCGCATGTTATTCTCCAAAATCAGTAGTTGGAGGAAAGGGGCTGAAAGGCCCATAGTGGTCCTAATGGATCCACAAGCTTACCAATGTGGTAAACTGGAGCAATTGCAGGATGCAATTACAGCAATTGGCAAGAAGGGCCAATCGTCACGGGTCCTGGTGGACTCGGGAGCAGTGAATTTTGATCAATTCACGAATCCAATGATCCAAGAGGGACCAATTGACTACCAAAAGGAATTGGAAGAAACCGACCGCTACATGGCGGCTGGTATGCGCGTGGGAGAACACCGACGCGGCGGGGGTGTTTACACCTCCACTGTTGACATCTAGTCAATAGTCAC